CGGGTCTCTGGGGTCATTGCCATGTTTGCCAGCGGGCTGTACATGGCCGAATGCGCCGCCCAGGCGCCCTCTTCGCCCTTGGGGCCAAACTCGTACCCGTGCACCGCGTGCCCGTAGAAGTCGTGCACTGCCCGAAACAACTCGGTGCTGGTGAGCCCCGTCTCGGGATCCACTTCCGACATCTTGTCGTGCGGGTCGCCGCCCTGGAACACCGACAGGTGGCGGTTGTTGTGCACGTCGTGCAGCATCTCCTTGCTGGTGCGGTAATCGCCCTCGCCTGCCCGGTGGAAGCTCATGTTCACCGGCAACGAGTTAAACTGCAGTTTGGTCTCGTGCTTAAGTTGCTCGTACGCCCTCGTGAGCAGGTCGTCGTAGTCCCGAGCATCACCCACCACCTCGGGCATCTTGCGCCGGTATGCCTCGAACACCGCCTCCTTGTAGGCCGGGTCCTCGGAATTCGCTAGCGTTTGAATGCGCCCGATCGGCCCCTGCTTCTGCAGCGAGCTCTCGGTGTTGGGCATCGGCGCGTAGGGTTTGCCCAGGAACTGCCGGCTGTACTGATCCGCCGCCTCATGCGCGACGTTGTTCTTGCTGCGAATCAGCTCTCGGATCTCTTCGCCCGAAAGTGGTTTCGGAGCTGCGCGTTGTGCAGATCCGCGTGCATTGTCGGGATCCGCCCCACCTTCTTCTCGTAGGCTTTGTAGTCGCGCTCCAGTGCCTTCAACAGCTCGCGGGCGGACGCGGTAGAAAGGGCCTTCTTGGCTTGTGGCATAGCGTGAATCCTTCATGGTGTTGACCTCACTGGTCGTACGGGTTGCCCCGCCGCTTGTTGCTCGTCTTGTCGGCGTCCGCGTAGTCGTCCTCGTCCAGCCAGTCCTTGGGGTAGTCGATCGTCAGCCAGCCGGCGTCGCGCAGGTAGCGCAGGCCCTGGCTCATTGCGTCCACGAAGTCGTCGTGCGCCGTGCCCTCGGGAAAGCTGCAGATCTGGCTGATCATGCCCTCGGCCCAGTCACGCACGAACCCGCGCTTGTTGCTGCTCTCGGGCACCCAGACACGCCCGGCCTTAATGATGTTCGACACGATCGACAGGCGCTGGATCTTGTCGGCCCGGCCCGGATTGTAGGCTTGCACGGGCACGCCGGCGCGCTGCAGGTCCTGGATCAAGCTGATGCCGGCGCTCTTGTCCTCCACCAGCAGCAGGTCGACGCGCTTCTTGTTCTTGCCCTCACCGTACACCGTCTCGTACTCGTCGAGCACCTTGGGGCGCAGGTCCGGGTACTGCAAGTGCTCCTGCCAGCAGTCGACCACCAGCGCGCACATGCTGCCGTCCTCGGGCTTGAAGATCCCGATCGTGATGTGCGCCGTCGGGTCGTTGATCGTCTTCTCGCTCGTCGCGCAGTCCAGGCTCTGCAGCACGAACTCGAACTTGGGCAGGGGCTTGGCCGCCGGCCAGAGCTTGAACCAGTCCCGCTTGACGATGCCGCCCTCTTCCGGGTCGATGATCTCGGCGTGGATCTCCTGACGGCCCAGCTTCGTGCCCTCGTACTGCAGGATCTGCTTCTGGAACGATGGCGCGAGGTTCTTGATGTTGGCGTAGGTCGACGCGCGCGTGACCGCCACGTCGTCGCCGTCTCGGTCGATCAGCGCCATCACCACGTCCTTGGGCTTGGGCGTGGTCGACGCGATCAGCTTGGTGTGGGTGCCCAGGCGGATGCCGAACTGGATCATGTCCCAGGACTCCTGCAGGTACTCCCAGGCCGCGAGCTCGTCGAGCCAGCCGCCGTGGAACTGCGGACCCCGGAACCGCTCGGGCTCCGATGCCGGTATGCCCTTGATCAGCGTGCCGTTGGTCAGCGTGAGCTCGTGCAGCGTGCTGTTGTACTTCGCCACCAGCACCGGCGGGATGACCGCCAGCAAGCCGCTGTCGCCCTCGTAGCAGGTGCTGCGCAGGTCGGAGCTGGTGGGCGCCGACACCAGCCAGCGGGTGTTGGGTTGCTCCCAGGCCCACCAGCCCAGTGTCTCGGCGGCTGCCCGGGTCTTGCCGGCGCCGCGCCCCGCGCACATCAGCCAGATGCTCCACCAGTCCCCCGGCGGCTCGATCTGGTGCTTGTGCGCTTTCATGAGCCAGCGCGCGCGCCAGTCGAACGCCGCCCGCTGCGCCGCGGGGAGTTGCGAGTACTGCTTGAGGACCGCCGGGTCTTCGAGCAGCTCCAGCATTACGCGACGCCTTTGGTCTTCTCGAACGTGCGCAGGCCGCCCAGGCCGAGCATGCCGAGCATGAGCTCCCAGAGATTTCCGTCGATGCCCGGCAGCGCCGGCCATGCGTGCCCGGTCACGATGCCGGCCCACTGCAGCAGGGGCCGCGCGACGTACTGGCCGGCCAGCGCCGCAGCGCAGACCCAGCCGATCGCCGGGCGCCAGCCGCTGGTGAACGCGCTGGGGCTGGCCGCCTCGGCTTTGTTGGTGTCGAGCTGGCCCTGGACGATCGCCACCGCCGCGGCGAGCTGCGCCGCCTCGGCTGCCGACTTGTCGGGCCAGATCTTGCCGATCGCCGCGGTGGCGAGCTCGATGCCGGCGGTCAGCGGATCTACTGCCACTTGTCGGTCTCCATCTGCGTCGCGAGCCGCATCGCCCTGGCGGGCGTCTGCTTCGCCCAGGTGCTGTTGAGCATCTCCACCGCAGCATCGCCGTACTGGCCGTCCTCAACGCTGCCCAGGGTCCTGTGGAAGGCCAGCAGGCCCTTGGTGCCCATCTGGAAGGCCATGTTCACCAAAACGGCTCTACGGGGCTCTGAGAGCCTCGCAGCCCACGGCAGCGCCAACAGTACCTCGCGGGTCTTGGCCTTGATGTCGTTGTCGAGCAGGTAGTCGATCTCTTCGTTCGACAGGCCGCCGCCCTTGCGCGCGTCGATCAGGCGCCCGACGCCGATCGTCCAGTACCCGAGCGAATCCTGGTAGGCGCAGGACTCGGTGCCCTCGTCGCGCCGGAGTTGTTCGGTAAGTGTCACTTGTCGGCCTTTCCGTCGAGCCGGTCGAAGATCTTGCCGAGCATTTCCTTGATCTCTTTCAGGTCGGAGCGGTAGTCGTCGCGCGTCACGTAAGTCTTGGGCAGCTCCACCGACAACTTGGCAAGGTCGGCCTTGAGCTCTTTGACCGCCGACCATAGCTCGCGGGCAAACCACCCGGTGACGGCGGAGATAGTCCCCAGGCCGATGTCGATCAGGTGCTGGGGATCCATCCATTATTCCTCGGTTTGGCGCTTGAGCGCCATGTTCTTCAGCAGCTCGCCGAATATGTCGAAGCTCACCGTATGCTCGACCTTCGAGTCGTCCACCGTCACATTCTGACGCGAACCGTACTTCTTGGGGTCCCAGCAAGCGAGCAGGCGCAGGCGGACGTCCGTCTGATTCTTGCGCCACGAGATACTGCCCGGGTCGTACCGCTTATTGCCCAGGTCGTCGTGGACCTCCAGCGGTTGAGTATCGATCAGCCGCATGCAATCTTGCGCGATGATCTCGTATCCGGTATCCCGGGCGCGCGCGTACGCCAAAGCGAAGTCTGGGTCTTCGCGCTGCCAATCGGAAATTGCAACTGCACTTGGGTGCCCCGGCAGAGCGCACCATTGCGCCAGCGGCTTGCTCGACGCAATCCAGGCCGCAACGTCGAGCTTGAGCTCGGCCTTGTTCGGAAAATTGCTTATGCCCTTGGGGCGTCCTTTTGTAGCCATGCGCGCGAGTTTACATCGCGTCAAGCACCCCTTGCAAACGTTGCCGGAGCTGGCCTTCAATCCAGAGCTTGCCGGTGTAGTCCGCCGGCAGTTCATGGGGCTCGTAGCCCTCGGGCAATGGCCCCTTGAGCTGCCCTGTCATGTCCGAGATCTGCAGCAGCACGAGCGTGAGCTGCGTCGTGCGGGCGTCCAGGCGGGCGCGTAGCGCCTCAACCTGGGCCTCCAGCTTGGCGATGCGTTTGGCGTCAGTCATCTCGGAATTATGTCGATGACCAGGGTCCTGCGCAGTCGCGCGTAGCGGATGCTGACGCGCTGCGGCTGCTCGGGCATGGCCTTGCTGGCCCAGGCCGACGCCTCGACGAGCTGCGCGCGATTAACCGGCTTGCCGGTCCAGATGCTGTAGCTTGCGACGATGAAGTCCTTGTCGGCCTCCCAGTCGGCCCGGACCGCCGCCTTGTTCGCGTAGTCACGCCCGTAGGCGGGCGAGAGGACCATCATTGCGCTGCCCCCTCGACTGCGTCCCAGTACGCCTGCTCGCCGGGCGTCATGCCGGCCTCGAAGTACTCCTCGTCGGCCAGATCGGCCTCGTAGCGGGCCTGGGCGGCGGCCACGCGGGCCTGGATGTCCTGGCTGACCAGGGCGTTGAACTCGTTTTGGGTCATGCTGCTCTCCTTGCTGCGATCAATGCGTCGTCGGCCACCATCCAGGCGTCCGGGCTCTCCGGAATCCAGAGGTCAGCGTCGCGGCGAGCATTCAGCTCGGCCTGCTTGCTGGCCGCGCACTTCTCGCACTGCTGGTCCTCCGGGGTCAATTTGAAGCCGGCCCAGCCGCACGAGACCGGCGCGCGCAGGATGTTGCGCCCGCAGGCGGTCTTGGCAGCCATTCCGCTGCCGGCTTTGTTGAGGTGCATTTGACGGTAAGCCATGTCGATCTCCTTTGCTGAAGTAGAGATTGTAACCCGGAGTTTGAGGCTCCAGGTAAATTTTTTACGTTGTTTGCGTGACCTTGGGGCGCATGATCATGGTCTGCGCCACGCCGTTGTAGACCGCGTGGTCCTTGATGGTGGCCTTGACCTCGCCGGTCTCGTTCAGGCCCAGGAACTGGGCGTTGCCCTTGTAGATGACCACGTTGCCGGCTGCGTCGCGGCAGATGCTCATCCAGCTCGTGCCAAACTGGGACTCCAGGCGGACTTCGCGCTCGCAGGTCAGGGTCAGGGTGACCTTGTCGCCGATCGCGCCGACGTGCGCGCTGGGGGCCTTGGCACGCTTGGCGACCTCGGCATCGACCAGGGCGATCTGGCGCTCTGTGGGGGCCTTGGCGCGGGCCAGGAAGGACTCGCGGAAGCCGCCCCAGAAGTCGCCGTCCAGGCCCTGGAGCTTGGCAACGAACTCGGCGTTGTCAGCCACGAAGGCTGCGCGCTGGGCGACCAGCTCGGCCTCGCGGGCAGCGTGGATGGCGTTGGCCTTGGCGGTCGATGCCTCCGCGCGCTTGACTGCGGTGGCGTCGAGCTTGGCGTTCTGCTCGACCGTGTAGAGCTTGTCGATCTTGACCTTGCCAACCCCGGAGCCGCCGCACAGGAAGCAGACGTAGCCGGAGTGGTTCCACTCGCGGCGGCCACCAGCGCCACCGCAACGGGTGCACTTCGACGTGTAGCTGTAGCCGCCAACACAGTTGGCGGTGCGGGCGGTGCCGGTGCGGGTGAAGAGTTGGGTCATGTCGATCTCCGTTGCGTTGCTGATGTAGAGATTCTAACTTCAAGTTTGAGCCCCGTGGGGCTTTTTCTTCAATTATTTTTACGCCCCGGTCAGGTTGTCGGCCTCGACCGCGTGGTCGAACAGCCACACGTCAGCGACGCCTTCGAGCGTCTCGGCAAGGTCGACAAGCGTTTCCGCGTGCTTGCGGTGGGCGCTGATGTAGCGCAGCGTGTCTACCGCCTCCTTGAGCAGGTAGCGCATGCGGTCGAGCTCGGCTTCCTGGTCCGCCAGGGCGGCGTGCAGGCCCGTTGCCAGGGTGTTGCCTGCCACGTAGGCGGCGAGCTCGTTCTCGGTGTGGGTGCGTTCCATGTTCACTCCAGAAAGTAGTCGTACAAAACGGTGTAGAGCTCGTCCTCGAACTCCTCGGTGTCGGGCAGGGTGACGCCGGCGATGACTTGCAGGCACTCAACGACCACGACTTTTGTCAGCGGGATCACCGCCTTGGAGATGGTCGCGGCGATCTCATCGCGGCGTACGACCGTCAATTCCTCGTTTACGAGCTCGTCCCGGAATTCCCAGGCTTCCGCCAAAAAGTCGTCCAGGGCCTTGCGGGTTGCGGGTTCGACGTCTTCTCTGTACATGCTGCTCTCCGGTTGCTGAAGTAGAGATTCTAACTTGAAGTTTGAGCCCTGTGCAACTTCTTTTTGCGTTGGATTTCGATCGGTGGCAGGTCCATGAACTCACCGAGCTGCCAGACGCTGTTGGGCGCGCGTACCGTGAACAACGGGGCCTTGCGCCTGGGCGCCAGCTCTGCCGCGTCGAGCCGGGCCTGCTCGCGTGCCACCTTGGCCTCGCGCGCCTTCTTGCCCCGCAGCCGGTTGCGGGTCCAGTACGCCGTGTTGAGCTCGGCGACGATCGCCGGGGTGCCCCACCGCGCCGCCACGCCGCTGCCCGAGATGTCTATCAGGCCCGCCTTGCGCGCCAGATGCAGAATCTTGCCGCAGTGGTCGTGCCGGATCGCCATCCGCGTTGCCAGGGTCTCGCACTTGACCCCCTGGGGGTAGTCCCCCGCCAGTGACCCGGCGAGGTCCACCAGCAGCCGCGTCTCAAGTCGCAGCACGTTCGAGCTCCTTGATGCGCCGCAGCGCGCACTCGTAGTGCCGGGGGCCGTAGCTCCAGCAGTCGGGGTTGTGGGTGCCGATCCACCCGTCCCTGTCCTCCTGGTACTGAAGTCGTTTCCGGAGGCGTTCGTTCTCGGTGAGCGCGTCCCCCAACATGAGGTCGAGCTCGCGTTCGGTTTCAGTCATGGCTTAAGAATCTCCTTTGCCGGCGGTAACCCGCTTTGCAGTGGGTACCCGTCGATGTGTGGCTCCCCGGTGCGACGCTCCAGTTCGGCATCCGTTGGCCGCAAACCCAGCCACGGCCTGTGCTGATTCGGCACGAGCGGGCTGCGCGAATCCAGACGCCAGCCCTTCCGCCACCAAAGTCGATTCTCGGTAAACCGGTCGCCCGCAAACCACCGGGTGTCGTACCACCCGTTGATGGTTGGCTTCTCGTCGGGGTCAAACCACTGTGTCAGTTCCACGTCAGTGTCCTTTTGTTGTTCGGTCCACAGAATTTGCCATCATCGCGTCAATCAATTGCCGGAACGTGGGTTCCTCGGCGAACTCCACGTCCTTGAGGTCCCGAGTGTCGACCGCCATACCTACGTGATCGCCGTATTGAATCGCCACCACGCGCTGGCTCAAGTAACGGAACCGGGCGGCGTCGCGCGCCGGGGTCGAGTCGTCTTCTATTTCAGTCATCGCTGCGCCCCATGACTCGCTGCTCCATCACGCGGTTCGAGTGCTTGAGTTGCTTGTTCTCTTCCTTCAGCCGGGCAATCTCGGTGGCGGCGTGCCGCAGCCGGCTCTCGGCCTGCTCGATCCAGTCCGACACGTCGACGGGCATTCGGTAAGTGGCCGTGGAGGCCACAGGAGCCTCCGCAGGCTCCGGCTGGGGCTTGGGTACCACCCGGGCCAGCTTTCGCGCTGCTGGGGCTGTTTTAAGCGTTTGGGTTGCCATTGGTGTGTCCTTGGTTGATGAAATTCTCGACTTGCTCGTACAGCTCCTGCCTGCCGGTGTACAACGTCCCGGCGTCCCGGGTACGGGCAAACCGGCCATCCCGCCAGCCGAGCCAGTAGTTGGCCTTGCGCGGCGCCTTGCCGTCGACGACCAGCTTGCCGCTGATCCAGCCGCCGGACTGGTCCTTGACCCGAAAGAACAGGCGCCAGTCCAGGTCCTCGTGGTGAAACGAGTGCAAGTGCATCCACTCGTCGGTGACCGGGGCGTTGCCCCTGAATTTCTGCGTCATAGAAACAACGCCAGGGCAACGCCGATGGCCGCAAAGACCGCAAACACGACGGAGCCGGCAATCAGCTCCCCGATGAATGCGTCCACGAAGGACCGCTCCGGCTCGGGCACGTAGTGCTGCCGCCGGTTCCTGTCCCGGCTGTACATCAGAAATTCCAGGGCTTGAGGCCCTTGGCCTTGCAGATGCGGCGGGCCTCGCCGATGGTGCCGGCGAGGAACTCGCCGGTCTGGTCGTTGATGCTCGGGGTTGCGTGGACGATGACCCGGAACTTTGATGCCCAGCCCTTGGGGGCCTTGTAGATTGATGCGTACATTGCTGCTCTCCTTGAAATGGGGCCGAGGCCCCGGGGTTTTTACTTGAGGGAAATCTTTACCGTGAACACCGCGCTCAAGGTCGCGTACTTCGCCACGATCTCGGGCGCCACCCCGATGTCTTTCACCAGCTTGGCGTAGGCCACCGTGGTGCGGTCGGCCTGGACGACCGTGGCTTTGAAGAACTCGCCCTCAAACGCCTTGGGGGCGTCCACCGACGCCGT